GGAACTGAAATAGATTTAGCAGAAGATCCACGCAACAGGGTAATACATTAATATGGCTATAGATAACTTAGGAACAAACGACAATCCGGATGTAAAGGTTCAAGGTTCAGCAGTCAATATTGTGCCAGATACAACAAGAGACGAACAGATACAAGCCGCAGCACAAATTTTGGTGAACGATGAGCAAGTTCTACTAGACGAAGAAATACAAGCTCCAACACAACCACAAATGAGCTTTGATGCAAACCTAGTTGATTTTATAGACGAAAACACACTTGAAAAAATATCTAATGATTTATTAGATTCTATAGAAACTGATAAACAGTCACGATCTGAGTGGGAAAAAACTTATACCGATGGCCTTAAATATCTTGGTATGAAGTTTGATGAAACTCGATCACAACCTTTTGAGGGATCATCGGGAGTGGTGCATCCAATATTAGCTGAGGCAGTTACACAGTTTCAAGCACAAGCCTATAAAGAAATGTTGCCAGCAAAAGGTCCTGTTAAAACAGAAATAGTAGGCGCAAGAACAATAGAAACAGAAAACCAAGCTGAGAGAGTTCAAGAGTTTATGAACTATTACATTATGAACGAAATGAATGAGTATGATCCAGAGTTAGATCAGATGTTATTTTATTTGCCTTTAGCTGGTTCTTGTTTTAAAAAGGTTTACTTTGATTTTGTTTTAAATAGAGCTGTAGCTAAATTTGTAGCACCAGAAGATCTTATTGTGCCTTATGAGGCAGCAGATATAAGTTCAGCTGAAAGGATTACACACTCAATTAGCATGTCTGCAAATGAAATTAAAAAACAACAAGTTACAGGTTTTTATGCAAACGTAGATATTGGTTCTGGCTCTTATAGTGAGGATATGGATGAAATATCGGAGGCTATAGATGATATACAAGGCATATCACCAAGTTATAAAGAAAATAGAAATAGAACCGTATATGAAGTGCATACGGTGTTAGACATAGAGGGTTTTGAAGATCTTGACCAACAAAACATGCCAACAGGACTAAAATTACCTTATATCGTAACCATTGAAGAGGATTCACAAAAGATATTATCAATACGCAGAAACTACAAACAAAACGATTTACTCAAAAATAAAATTAATTACTTTGTTCAATATAAATTTTTACCCGGCTTAGGTTTTTATGGATTAGGACTGTCACACATGATTGGTGGCTTATCTAAAGCAAGCACATCAATACTAAGACAATTAATAGATGCAGGAACTTTAGCCAACCTACCAGCTGGTTTCAAAGCTAGAGGCATGCGTATCAGAGACGAAGATGATCCATTGCAACCAGGTGAGTTTAGAGATATTGATACAACAGGCGGATCCTTACGAGAAAACCTAATTCCTCTACCGATCAAAGAGCCTAGCAATGTATTAATGCAACTACTAGGTATTTTGGTCGATTCTGGTAAACGATTCGCCGCTATTGCAGATATGAATGTTGGTGACATGAATCAAGCTATGCCTGTAGGTACTACTGTTGCTTTATTAGAACGTGGCACAAAAGTTATGAGCGCCATACATAAAAGATTACATTACGCGCAACGTATAGAGTTTGGTTTATTAGCCAAAGTGTTTGGCGAATACTTACCTCCAGTATACAACTATCAAGTTGGGTCGGGTGCGCAAGAAATAAAACAAATAGATTTTGATGATCGTGTTGACATCATACCCGTATCTGATCCTAATATATTTTCACAAAGCCAAAGAGTAACGCTAGCACAGGAGTTGTTGCAAATGGTTCAATCAAATCCAGAGATACATGGCCCTATGGGCATATACGAGGCTTATAAAAGAATGTATGCAGCTCTGGGTGTAGACAATGTAGATGCTTTATTGCAACCACCGCCAGACATGACACCAAAACCTGTTGATGCGGGACAAGAAAATGCTGGTTTATTGTTGGGCCAACCAGCTCAAGCATTTCCAGAACAAAACCATCAAGCACATTTAGAAGCACACAAAAGTTTATTCTTAACAGATATAGTAAAACAAAGTCCACAAGTTCAAGCCTTAATCATAAGTCACTGTATGCAACATTTACAGTTTTTAGCAGCTCAAATGGCACAAGAACAAATGCCACCAGAAATGCAACAACAAATACAACAGATACAGTCACAAATACAACAAGTCTCGCCACAAGAGGCCACTGCAATACAACAACAAATTCAAATGATTATGGAACAGTTTAGCTCACAAATTATGGCTCAACTTGCAAGTGAGTTCTTACAATCTATTGGTATGGGTGGTAGCGATGATCCATTAGTGGATATAAGAAAACGTGAATTAGACTTAAAAGATAAAGAATTAAATATGGAATCTGACCAGTTTGTTGCAAAACAAAGTCAAAGACAACAAGAAAAAATGTTGGATACTGAAATACAACAACAAAGAATAAATACACAAAAACAGATTGCAGATGATAAACTTGGGGTAGCAGTTAATAGATTAAAACAAAATGCTGATCTAAAACTGTTAGAATTAGAAAATAAAATAAGGGGAATAAAATGACCACATCTTATAAAATTGAAGCTGTTAAAAAGCTAAAAGCCGAAAAGAAAATTCTTAGAGAGCAAGAGGCAGTAGAACTAAAAGAACAACAGCAAGCAGCAGATAAAGCTCATCAAGAAAACATGGCTAGAATTGAAAAGAAAATGGCTATAATAAATGGTGACATAGTTGAAGAAAAAAAACCTGTAAAAAAGACAGCAACTAAAAAAACTACAACAAAAAAACCAGCGGCAAAAAAAAAGGGTAGGCCAAAAAAATCTTAATTTATGGACGAAATAGAAGTAATCGATAAAATTAAGAGAACTATATCTGCTAGAGAAGAGCAGATACAAGAAACATTAATGTCTGGTGGTTTAAAAGATATTGAACATTATAAATATTTGCAAGGAGAGCTTTCTGCTTTATACTATATTGCAAATGCAATAAGTGACATGGGAAAAGATATATGACAACAGCGGCAGAAAACAGCGAGATAAACAAAAAAATAGCTGAGGCTTATGTTGATCCGGACACGTTGGTGTTAGATCCAGAAAAATTAGATGAATCATTATTAAATAGGATGCCACAGCCTACAGGTTGGAGAATGTTGGTTTTACCTTATGCTGGTAAAGCTAAAACAGAAGGTGGCATTGTATTAACAAAACAAACAACAGATCGTGAGGCTCTAGCAACCGTTGTAGCTTATGTGGTTAAAAAAGGACCGCTTTGTTATAACGATAAATCTAGATATGGAGAAACACCCTGGTGCGAAGAAAAGCAGTGGGTTTTAATCGGACGCTACTCTGGTTCGAGATTTAAACTTGAGGATGGTGCAGAGGTACGAATCATCAACGATGATGAAGTAATAGCTACAATTCTTAATCCAGATGATATAGTGAGCTTATGACGATAGAGAATCAACAAAATCAAGTGGAAACAGAAGTAGCTGATATTGAAGTAGAAGTTACTGACGTTGAACCACAGGTAAATGCGGTTGCAGAACCGTCAACAGAAGACGAATTAGAAAATTATACTAAAAGTGTATCTAAAAGAATTAACAAACTTAATGCTAGAAATAGAGCAGCAGAAGAAAAAGCGGCTCAACTAGAAGAACAGTTGAAACAAAGAGAACAACAAGCACATCAATATTACAGTGCTGCTGTTCAGTATCAACAATCACTTCTAGAAAAAGAACAAGAAACTATAGATGTTAAAGAGCGTGAGGCTAATCAGCTTTACAAAAAAGCACATGAATCTGGCGACGCAGATCTTATGTCAAAAGCAGATAGTTTAAAAAATGAAGTATCTATACAAAAAGAAAAGGTTAGAATAGCAAAACAAAAACAAGATGAGGCACAAACACAAGGCCAACAATCTTATTATCAAGAACCGCAAGAAACAAAACAACAAGTAGCAGAAGTACAACCAACAGCTGAGGCTTTGGAATGGAAAGCAAAAAATAATTGGTTTGGTGAGAATCCAGAGGCTACACAATATGCGCAATACACACACATGAATCTAGTAAACGAAGGTTTTGAGCCAGATTCAAATGAGTATTACGAAGAGTTAAATCAAAGAGTTTACAAAATTTATCCTGGCTTACAGTCAGATAATGCTGAACAAGGTGAGGACAGACCCGCTGTGCAAAGAGTCGCCTCCGCCTCTGTTGGAGGTCGGCAAAAAACACAAGGCAAAAAGAACGGTGTGCAATTCAGTAAAACAGAAGTTGCCAGACTCCGAGGATTAAAACCACATGGAATGTCGGAAGACGCCTGGTTGAAATCCGTTGCTAAAGAGAAACAACTCATACAGTCTAGGGAGGCAAAATGACAACAGAAGTAGATAAAGACATGACACAATCCAGAAATTCCCGTGAATCCGAGAATCACGCTAATAATACTCGTAGACAACCATGGAGACCAGTTAGA